GGGAGTACTTTCATCACATGACTCTCTGGGCGTGCCACTTTGGAGCGCCAACTTTTTGACTGAGTGGTTCAAACATGATACCATCGCAAGAAAGCTAGACAATTTCTACTCACTGAGCGGCACCTTCTGTGTCCGCATGACGACGAACGCAATGCCCTTTCAGACTGGGCTGTACTATCTTAACTTCTACCCGCAGGAAATGCAAACAGATACTGGCCGGGACAACCTGTCGTATTCGGAGTGGCGGACAAGTTTTGGGATTAGCCCATTAGCTTTAGTCCCGAATCTTAGTGGCTACCCTGGCGTTTATCTGAATCTTGCTGATACATCTGAGCAAGACTTGCAGGTGCCTTACGTTGGATGTTGGAATTCTATTAATCTCAAGAAAGCTGTCGGCAACCGCCTTCAGTTGACTTGTCTTTCACCCCTTAGAGGACCGACCAACAATGAGAGTGTGCCTTACCGCATTTACGCATGGATGGAGAACGTCACTCTGCATGGAGCAGACCCCTGGCCGCTGGGCACTAGCGTGGCTTTCCAGGGGGAAACTTCAGCACTTGATGACCTGATGAAGACCGCAGGTGTTTCGCAGGCGCAGGAGGCGCTGGAAATGATCGGCGGCACTGACATCTCGATATCGGGCATTAGTGGCACTGTTTCAAAGATCGCAAACAAGTTTTCTACCGTGCCGGGAGTGGGCGAGTATGCAGCACCAGTAGCATGGCTCTCTGGAGTCATTAGCAAGACGGCAAAAATGTTCGGCTATTCGAAGCCGACTGATCCCAGACCATCGGAATCGGTCGTGCAGTCACCATTTAGAGAGTTCGGTACATGCGACGGAGCTAGTGGGTACATGAAACTGACAGTTAATCGCGACCAGGCGGTGGCTATAGATCCTCTCGGACCAACTGAGGAGGACGAGATGGCGATCAAATACATTTTGAATCGACCACAGCTGCTTACCTTGTTCCAGTGGGCCAAGAATAACGCTCAGGGCACACTTCTTTGGGAACAGGTTCTCACACCTTGGCGACTTTATGGCTATCAGTCGAACTATTCTCTGGAAAACCGATCGGCGGTGAC